TAAAGTTTTTAGGTGCTATACCGCCACGCTTTACAAAGTATGCTATACGTTTAGCATCTGCTGCATTAGCCCCTGCAAATGCCGTCCAACCCTTTATGCTGTCAATCATTCCCTTTGATGCGCCAACATTCTTAAACTTAAATGGTGAGCGCGGTGCTTTGTTTCTAAACGGATTTGGTTTATTGCCTCCACGTTTTGAAAGTGTAGGTGATTTCTGAACACCTTTGTCTACATACTCAAAGTAAGTTTGGTCTGTGGTTATCGCTACCTTTACATTGGTTGCACTTGAACCTGGCAAGATTGAAGGTATAAGCGATTGCGCCAACTTGTTACTCCTGCTCTTAGATGAGGCTTGCAATATACGCTGCATGTCCTTGCTAATACCGTTCATCCACTCCAATGCCACAGCCTCGACAGTATTTTCAACTGCCGCCTCAGCGCTCGGTTCGTTGCCAAACTTCTTAGCAATGTTGTATAGGTCCGTAAATTTAGCCATGTTGTCTTTTCATTTGCTCAATGTCTTTTCTTTCTTGTTCTGCCTTGTCTTTGTAAAAACAAACCGTGTTCAAAAATTCAATTACGCTCAAATCAAAAAAGTAATCCCATTTTGAACGGTCATCATTTGCCATACTGTTGATTAGTGCGACCCATCCGTACTTAGTGTAGAAGCTGCCAACAGTTCCTGAATCTCCTTCGCCTCCTTCGCCAAATAGGTTAGGGTAGCTGCTGCCAATTCCTCTGAGTATTTGCAAAAAAAAAGCATGATTGGATATGCAACTTCTATTTTCATGTGGTTGTAAAACGCCTCACTTATCTCAGCGTGCTTACTGCCATCGTACTTTTGCTGAAACAATCCATACTTCATTGGCACACACGTTGCAGCCATGATGTTATGAATGTTGTAAATGATTTGTTCAGGGTCTTTAGTAAAGTGCGCCACATCGATGTACTGCGCAGCTGATAGTTCTTGCGTTTTCCAAATACACTTATACCACTTACCGTTTACTTTAAATACCATCTTCACCTTTTGCCCCTCAGGGATGGTGTCAAGATTTGTAATGTACTTAAGTTTGGCTTTTAACTCGGTTAATGGTAGGCTTTCTATTTCATCTATGGTCTTGCCGCTTATCTCGGCTAACAACCGCACGTTCTTATCTACCTTATCGATTTGTAGTTCCGATATTCGTTTGCAGTTGAGAAACTGTTTTATGGTCAAATCTGCGTATTTACTTATCATACTTATAAATAGCGCAAAAGTGAATTAATGCTTTAGGATATACCGATGGTGGCATACCTACCCATAGGTCGGTTGTTCAATTTATTTAACGCAATGTAACGCAGCGCATCTATTGCGTGGTTGTTGTGGTCTATTGGTTTGCCTGTTAACTTACCGTCTCGGTCCGTTTCCCAAAGGTATGACCTTAACTCTTTGATTATATTGGTTGAGCGTTTAGTCACCATTAAGTCATAACGCTTTAATATGTCGATACCTATCTTGATTGAGTCAGGACCTTTCATAGCTGGATGCACATTAAAACCTTGCCTCCTTAATTCCTCGATTGACTTCGGCTCTGCACTATCGCATATAACTTCGGCTCGACCTATATTCTGAGTCTTGTAAAAGTTTCCTATCTCGTTGTTGGTCATGTTGGTTCGGTAAAGTAACTCGTCAATCCACAGCTTGCCTTCTTGTTTCCAAATCCCTACTAAAGTGGTCGGGTCATTCGTAAAACCAAAATCTGAACCGTAAGCAACTAACTTTGCATCAGTTGGTATAGAGTCGCATTGTTGCCAATTGTCAAGCACTACTCCTTGTAAGCTACCTATTTGACCTAACCCATATACCTTCCACCAATTCGCCCAGTATGCTGATGTTGCTGACTTATCCCTCGCGCTCTCAATATCCTTTATAATGTTTTCGGGTAGTGCCTCATTATCCTTATAGTTTAAGATAATGTGTTCAGAGTCATTGTCTTTTAAAACTTCGGTGTGCGCCCAAAATTCTGATGTCGGGTTGAAATCCAACCATATATCGTCTGATGTCCTTATCGCTAACTGATGGTAACTTTCAAAGCTAATGTTGTTAGCCTCGTTTATGTATAGCACGTTACGCCTCGCACCCCTCAACTTGCTTTCTTGTTCGGCACTAAAGAACTCGATGTATGAACCATTGGCAAAACGATAAGTTAAAAGTGTTCGATTCCAATTAGCCTCGAAGTAGCGATTGGTCTCGTGCATGATTTTTAAAAAGTCCTTTATTGCACCTCTTCGTAAATGGGGGATGGTTTCCGAAACAACGCTTATCTCAAGGTTAGAAGTCTTTGCTGCTCTGTCAATTAGGATAGGGAGTATGCCGAATGTCTTGCCCGCACTCGTACCGCCTTGCACAACTTTCTTTCGTGCAGTTAATTTGCGTAACTTCTTTATTGCTGTTGTATACTTAAATGCCATATCTGCACCGCATAGACACGCGGTTTTATTGAGTTTCTTCGTTTTCGTCTTTAAAAAGTGGTTGCTCCTTAACCATTACTTCACTCTTATCTGTCAAACCATTTAAACGCTGTGTTATGCTTGGGTTATAAATTCCAGCCATGCCACCTTCTATTTGGTCGTTTCTTATTGTTTTCTTTACACGTGAACAGATGTCGGCATACGAACTATATCTTCCATCCTTATTACCAAAATAATCGCTTAAATCATTTATAATCTCGTTATCAAAACAATATACCTCAAACCCTTCCATTGTAAGCGGTCTTTCTCTTTGCTCATAATCGCTTGTGCCGTCTTTGCCTACGAATACATGTTTCTTTATTGGTTTGCTTTTAACATGTTTTTTGTATGCCTCAAACAGTTCCCACATCTTTTCAGGTGTTTCGATATACTTATGCTTGCCCATGTCTTTATATTTTACTCTTATCGTATTGTAACCACATACCGCCTATGCTATCTACCAACCTTTCGTTTAACCACAATTTCTTGTTGCCTGTATAGTAAAGTATACAATGTGTTAACTCGTGGTAGAAGGTATGTTCTATTATTGACTCCTTGTACTTTCTCCAAGTCTTATCAGTTTTGTATTTGTCAGCTATAATAATTTTATTGTCATAATAGATAAACCTGCCCATGCAATTGTTAGCGTGGCAGTATTCATTGTCTATTACAACCTCAATCTCGTGACTTAAAATACTAAACGTTCTTGGTATCATTTAGAAGATTGCTTACTTTTTGTTTTTGTCAATTGTCTTATTTCAGGTTTGTTTGCTGTTAACCAAGTGTTCATGCGCCTGATTACATCTTGAATGCAACCCATGCAGCTTCCTGGTCTTATGCCTGTAATCTCATACTGCAATGCTGACAATACTAAAAGTTGCTGTTGGCTAAACTCGTAGTTAATTGAGTTCATGTCGCCCCCTGTAATTAAATACTGCGCTCTTAATGTGTTTGCCTTATCATACACACTTATTATGCCATCTTGTTTAGCTTGGTTGTATATCTGTTCGTATGTTCTCATAACTTTTCTATTTCTTGTTTAACCTCTTCGTAATATTTAGTAAGTTCGATAAAGCCGTGCGCTTTTGTATAATGTAATAATTCATCAACTGCTATTAATGCACATTTTTTAGCTTTATCATTATCTGCTATTACTTCCCTTATATATTTAAAATGCAAATGAAATGCTTTCTCTTTTGCTGTCATAACTTTACAAATGGGTTTAGTCTACCTGTTAACAAATCGTTTTTCAATCTATTGTACTCGCTCATATCATTTAATGCAAGCCTTTCCTTTTCCTTTTGGTATATGTTTTCTCCTGTGTCTATGTGTTCAATCTCTATGTGTGGTAAAAAACAATTAACAAACCCCGACACTTGACACCTTACGGCTGCCAACGCATCATCGAATCCGTATATACCTGGTTGCATCATTCCACCTATTTTATCAATCAATCGATAATTATACATTTGGCACGTTCCGATAACATGCTGTACGTCTTCTACTATTATCCACCTTTGCCCGATGCTATGTGATAACATCCTTAACTCAGATTTATAAATATCATTTCTAAACGGGTTCTCCAATAGGTCTTTTCTTTTTAACCCGATTATACCTATGTTGTTATCCCTATTAATCGCCTCTTCTAATTCCTGCACCCATTCGTAATATTGAATATCAACATCGTTATCCATTTTGATTAGATGCTGCTTATGTTCTTTAAATACCCATGCTTGGTTTATAGCTTTTGCCGTTCCAACATTCTCTTTATTAGTGATAACTTCAAACGGTGATGCCTTTAATAGTTCCTTAGTTTCCTCGCATGATGCGTTGTCAACTATTATTATACGGTCATCAGTTACGGTTTCAGCTAAACACTTTAACGTTGCCTCTGTATATTTACTGCGTTGATTCTCTACTGTGTCATACACAGCCATTGCTATTAGTGCCATATTAAATGTGTAGTAACTTTTTA